TACCAGCTGTGATTATACGCGATGATGGCAGAGTTACAGATGTTTACAAAAACGACGAGTTGTACAAGTTATTAGAGGATTCAACAGCGCCGAGTGTTACGATGATACCTGCTCTTGAAATAGTTGCCGACACTAAATATGTATTTTACGGTAACGGGATTCAACTTACCGACGTTAATTCCGAATACGACAGATTGCGTACTTCTATAGAAACTTATAAAATTGAACAGCACGATAATAAGCTAATAAACAAATTACCAAAAAAAATTCTCCCAAAGCTATTTGATAAATCATCAAAAGAAACGGATAATATTGCTTTACCGGATAAGCAATCTAAAGACTGATTTTTATAGTCCAAGTACTTTTCTGCCAACCAAAGCTAATTGTGAAATCTTTTGTTCCCCAACGGTAGTTCGTTTAATATCCTTTAGTGTGATTTCTTCCATATCAAACACAATAACGGGGGATTTGGCTTTAAATCCTCCGTAAATTGCATCGTTGGTATCAAGTACCGCCCCATAACCTGCTTTTTTACACTCATTGAAGAATTTTGTTCTTTGTGTATAAACATCTTTTCCGCTACGGCTATTACCCTGTCCATCATAAGGAATAACATAGTTGAACATTCGATACACTTTTTGCAAATCATCAGAAGATGGTGTATAGTTTTCATCTTTCATTTTATCAAGAACATCTCTCGCCTCTCGATACCCTTTAAACTTGTATTTGTCATCTACAAAATAACTTTTCATACGTTTTTCATCGGTGACAAAATTATAGAAATCTCTGTCTTTTGAATATAGATTACTAAAAACCTTAGCCGCAGAGTCTTCACTTGCAACGTTAATGTCGTTTTTCAACGAATTGTTAATTCGGTATTTCATATAATACCCTGTTCCAATTGAATTTCCATCTTCATCATATAATGTTTGTGGAATTTTCTTATTAAACAAAGCATTATACTGGTGCTTATCCAATGTTGTATGGGTTGCATAAAATATATCGGTATTTTGAGTTCTTCCTTTGTCGTAGGACAAAGTACTCAACGTAGTTTTGTCGGCTTTTAATACTTCATCGAAATGTTTTTTGTTGTATATACTGTTAGATTGCTTTCGTTTCTTGTATATAGCAGTTCTTTCCGATTGTGTATAGGCTCCACCTCCAAGTGGATAAGGAGGTCCGTTTTTAGTACCCCATTTTTGTCCTAAAATACCATGATGGTATAGTTCATTATGCATTTATATCAACCACCTTTAAGTTGTTTAATAGCCACAGCAATGCCGATTGCCGAACTTGTGATAGCCAAAGCACTTCCCGCAATCTCTAATGTTTCTCTTACATAAGTCTGACCACTGGTTGTTTGCTTAGCTTTTAAATCCCTATACTGTTGCTCCATATTCATTCGTTTAACAGCAGCTTTTAACTCTTCATCGGACATCTCACTTATGTCTTTATCAGCTTCTTTATGAGTTTTCATATTACCTACGGAATTCGAGATTTTACTCGTATTTCGTACAATGTTACTTGCATTGTCAACAGTATTTTTCATACGTCCAAGTTGTTCGGGTGTGCGTCTGACACCCCACTTCATACCTTTTATACCGTGATGGTATAGTTCGTAAGTCATTATGTATCACCGTCCTTATCATTTTCAACACTTACATTAATTCTCCACTCCAGCTCACTTATCATATTATTCATAGACTCGGCAACCGATGAACTGAGAGGAGGGTCAAACAAAAGCTTGGTTTTCAGATAAACATAAGACTTGACAAATTCAAGATTAGTATCATCTTGAATATAGTCACTCCAAACCGCATTTTCGTCCTCGATACTAAAACCCTTTTCAGGACCAACACCCAACTGTGTAAGAATTGAAAATACCGAATTAATGTTTATGATTAGCACCGGGTCGAAATAGTCATAGTCATTTGTAATACCAAGCATTTGCTTGATTGATAAAAGTATGCTGTCCATAATTACCTCCTCTCATTGTCTCCAAGGACAAGTATCGTTTTTTGTTCGTTCAATTGGTGCTGTGATTAGCAAATTCTCATCACCATAATGTATTGCGTTATGTGTATTGAACGAAGTTGTTATTAAGTATTCGGGATTTAGCAGAAATTCACTTTTTTCAACGATATCATCTAAAGATATAGGATTCATGTGGTGAACAAATACTTTTCCCGAAATCGGATAACCTTCAACTCCTAAGTCATATCCCATATCTCGAATAATAACTTCTCTACGAGCCGAATACCATTCGGGACATCTTTTGTAAAACAGCTGATTTAAGTATCTGTCAGGACCAAAAGTTTCTTTACAAACCGTTCCATTAAGCTTCAAATATCGGAATCGTTCTTCGAATGTTGGAAATGTTATTAGCTCTGTATAAGTTTTTATCATCATTCACCTTAATCATAAAAAAACAAAAGAGGCTGTGTTTTACCACAACCCCATTCATTGTCAACCTCTGCCTAATAAATTCATATCATCTAAGATTTCACCTAATCGCTCACCATCGGCTTTTCGACTTTCAATTATTGTCCATTCAGCATTGGTAGGCTTTCTGCATAAAGACCAGTAATGTCCGGAGCTACGGTCATAACAACTTAAATCTTTTGAAATACTTTCTTTTGCTGCCATAGCGTTCCTGTTACCATTAACTATTGCTGTTACAATAATTCTGGTCGCTTGTGGAATTATTAATGCCCCAAAAAAGAATATAACATCTTTATTACGGTTACACCATTCTCCGACTTTTCTCATCTTTTCTCTTCTCTCAGCCCTTTTTTCTGCCTTAACTAACATTTTTTTGATGTCAATATTTTCCTCATGTTCGCTCATAATATTTATCTCCTTTCATGAATAAATCATTCTTTGTTTCCATAAAGGAGCGTGTATTTGTTGCGAAAAAAATAAAAAGAAAAGGGCTATGAGGAGCGTCGAACTCTCATAGCGGCGGTAACATTTAAGTTACTACATTCGTGTCACACCACTTCCTTTTCTCTCATAAAAGGGGATGTAAATTTTGCGAAAAAGAAACTCCGTTTTTAGCACCCCACTTTTCATAGTGATAAAAATCATTCATAATTGTCATCGCCATTTCCACCATACTTTTTCATAGCATTTAAAGCCTCCAAATATAGCTCTTCTACTCGTTGTGAGGATTGAATAGCATCGGCTTTAGCTCTCAATAGCTCGTTTTCTTTCTCAAGTTTTTCTTTTTCAAGACGTTCCCTTGAAGAACCAAGCTTTAAGTAGTGAGTTATAACTTGAGATGATGCTGTTCCCTCCATAAGTTGCTTTTCGGCAAGGTCAACGGCTAAGGAAACGAGCTGCATTTCTCTTGCCTCAGGGGACAGGGCTGGACGTAACTTACCTGATGAATTGTTTGACTTGGGTTTAGCCATACTTACAGCCCCTTTCTTAAAAATATAGTAGTGTTGTAAAGTGGTTTGGGTATACTTAGACAAACTTTCAAATATGTTTCACCAGTGTTTAAAGGAACCCATAAAGCCTATATCGCATTAATACATTCCGAAAGGAGAAAGGCAGACCGAAAAAAAAGAAATATAGCCATAGACCTTACAGGCTCTTTTAAACATTGGTGAGGTAAAGACCTCTGACAAAATATCCCTCCGGGGAATTTTTTAAGACCGGCGCGATTTGGGTAGGGGTGCATTTTTAGCATACCCCCTACCTGTCCGGAATTATAGTTCCATAACATTATCGCTTAAACTTTACTTAGATTTTTTCCTTATTTTTTACATACAACAGACAATTCTGTTACGCACTTGCAGAAAGTCTTGTTACTTTCTTGTAGATGTTCATGAAATCATACTTAATAATCTCATCAATCGCTCGTTCAACCTCAATTAGGTTTTCTTCATTTGAAAGCATTTCAGAAGTTCGAGCAATTCTTCCAAGATACGCACAAGAATTGTAACCTTTTTCAACATCGAACAGAAACCAAGAAGTAAACTGTTCAAATGGATTGTAAGGATTGTCAATTGTTGTAAGCATACATTCTTTTGACATAAACAATTCACTCCTTTAACCTAAGTATTTGTTTACAGTTGTTGATGATACACCAACTGCTTTAGCTATTTCGGATGTTGTATAGCCGGATGCCTGCATAGCTTTAATCTTATTAATCTTAGCAGTGGTCAATGTAGTAGTAGCTCTTGGAGTCGCACGTTCTCTAATCTTATCAATGTCGGTATGATTGAGAATTTTGCTCAACTGGTTCTCACTTATAGCGCCTGCCTGTATAGCTTCCCACTCTCTATCTGTAATCTCAATAGGCTGTCTTTTAGCCCCTACTTGTATACGAGCATTAACAAGTGCCTGTTGGCTTGCCTTCTTTATCTCACCCTTACTCATATCAGGGTTAGCCTTCTTTTTAGCATTCACAACAGTGTTAGCTATCAGCTGTGCCTGTCGCTCTTTAGGTGCATTTTTAAGAGCTATGTTTAATTTTGAGTTGAGGGAGACTACTTCCTCCTTATAGGTAGCCTTAGCGGTAGCCGAATATTCTATTTTACCCGTAGTCACCAATTCTTTCCTAGCTTGGTTGGCTAAGGTCTTCATTTTATTGGCATAGTCGGCATATACTCTTTCCATAGGGGTATTGGCATCTGATACCAAAGTATAGGCATCGGGGGTCTCAGCCATTTTCGTACTCTTCTGGGTACGAATTTTTGTCTTACCTGCCTTATCTGTATAAGTTTCGGTAACCTCGTTAAATATCAATGAACCCTCAGGCTTGCTGGGGTCATACCATTCTTTACCTTTTTCATTGACTTTAGCTTGTCCCTTACGCTTGAGTACCTGTGTTTCTGACTTAGACCTAGATATCAATGTAGACGCACCCTCATGATATTTGCCATCAGAGTCATAGCTTCCTTGATACTTCTTTTTCAGTGCTGAAATATCATTGTCGGCGGCACTCTGCTTATAATCAAGTCCGTGTTTCTCAGCATCAATAACAACCATACTGTGACGAACAGCTTTTGCAAGTTCGTCTTGTGTGGCGCCCTTTAATGTCATATCTGTAATAAGGTTTGAAATCATACCCATCTCAGTTTGAGTATTTTTCATAGCCTTAAACTCTCTGCCATTACGATAATAATGAGTAACTTCTTCGGTTTTGCCATTTTTATTGACAATGGTTTCGGTTTTCTTCTCATCATATTGATATGACTTGGAATCAAAGTCCTCCAAGCCCTTTAAAGGTGGTGTTGAAGTTATTTTTGTGCTACTATTATAACTGTTACATGGAATAACCATAACAGTATCGCCATCGAAATCGGCTCCCGACAATCTTTCAGCTACTTTACTACTGATACCTATTGCATCTTTAGGTGTTGTACCTAAAACCTCTTTGCCCTCGGCTTGTTTGTTATTTACCTTTAATATTGGTATTTCAAATGTTCCGCCATGCGGATACCTTACTAAGGCGACTGTTTCTCCATCTTCATAATTAGGAGCATATACCTCGTTTTCCTTAATTGATGTTAATGGTAATATAACTTGATATTTCTGTCTAGGTAACGCAGCTGCTTGTAAATGCACAGCCGCCGAGTCACAATCATCCGCAAACGATTGTAACAATCTTTTTTTCACAGTTGGATTTGTTAAAGAACATATTTCTTCATATTCAGCCATCTTATCCGATGATGCTAAATCCAATTGTTTCTTTGCAAGATTCACATTTTGTTTAGAAAGAAGCTGTGATGGTAGATGGTCACTCCACTCACTCCAATCGCCCTCTTCAGCTCTCTTATTTATTAACGACAAGGATTGTCTTTTGCCTGTTTTTTCATCAATAAAATCGCCGTTAGGGTCATCATAATAGCTTTGTCCACCATGTTCCTTGATTAATGAACCAAATGGATTATCAGGGTCATTCTTAATCTTCTTCAAAACATCTGTGGTTGCGGTACCTGTCTTTTTGTTAGTGTTAAATATAACATCTACACCATCAGGCATATCATCAGAATATACAGCCATACCTTTCAGGTAATGTGTTCCGTCAACCATAATACGAACCTGTGCATAATGAGAATCACCCAAAGACAAATCCTCAACGCCTCTTCGTATTTCTATAACACCATCTTTTTCAATACCGCCTTCTTCCGCATAACGGATTTTCAGACGGCTTGAGTCCATACTAGCGGGATATTCGAATGCTTTTTTAAAGGTTTCACCACCATCATAGGAAATATAATCCTCGACGGTATGAACGTTTTCAAAATCATAAATAGCACTTGAAACTTTTTTACCATCTTCATTTATTTTGTATGGTGTATCAGGAGGACAAAGTACTTTTAGATTTGTCTGTTTGCCCTTATTAGTAGCCTGTGGAACACCACCGCCAAATGTGTTATATCCTTCAAGCTCCAAAATATAAAGTGCTTGGTTTAGCTTTTCCCTAGAAACGCCAAGCTCTCTTTCAACTCCAACACCAACATCAATCATACCTTTTTCATCAACGTTCTTTTTTAAAATATCAGCCGTTGCTCTGGCTTGGTTCATATTAGCTTCGGACTCTTCGTTGAGCCAAGAACGCACCGTAGACTCATTAACCCCCATTTGTCTTCCGATTTCAGTTGTGCTTAATCCGTCAGACTTTAAAGACTTAGCTTGCTCAACATTTAGTGAACGTCGTTCATCCTTAGCAAGAGATTTTTGAATTCTCAACTGAGTAGTTGTCAAACCCATAGACTCAGCAATTTCTTTTTCAGTCATTCCTTGTGCTTTAAGTTCATCAACTCGGCTCAAGAAATCTCCGCTATGCTGATACGGATTTTCTCCGGAACCCCAAGGATAACGTCCCGAATGTCTGGGTGTTCCATAGTGCATTAAAATATCATTTGCTATTTCATTTAGCGATGGCTTGTCTTCGTACATAATTACCCCTCCTCCGTCTTAATCTTGGATATAATTTTATCAAAAGTAATAATCTTATCCATTATCGGTACAATGTCTTCAGCCGTTGGATTGTGTACTAATACTTCGTTAGATTGATACAACCTTAACTCAATATCTATTTCAGACGGCTTATGCTTGTACTCAAGACAAAAAAGAGCGGCATATATTTCGAGCTGTTCCATATGCGCAGGAATTACACCCGTTTTTAAATCGTGAATTCTGAGCAAGCCATTTCTAAATATAATAGCATCTGCTGTGCCAAAGCAATTGTCCGAAAAATATAAAACCTGCTCAGGTGTCATTCTATAACCTATAGCATCGTTTACATACATATTCAAAGTCTTTTGTGACTTTGGCAACTTCTGTCCAAGCTTTATACACTGTGCTGCAAAATCGTGTAACACAGTACCTTTTTGTGTAGCTAAAAATTTAGAATATGACTCAGCTATTTTGTCTTCATCATAATTTATCCAGTGGTATTTACTTGCTCCAAGAAAAGCATGTTGTCCCTCAAGATTTGAATGCTTGTTGAAGTTCATTTAGCACTTCCTCCTTGTTCTCAGGATATATAAAACGAGAAAATGACATCTCATTCATTAATCCCACATAATAGTCTTGATTAGGTCTTTTCTTAGCACCCGCAAATTTTTTGCATTCCAAAGAAGCCCACTTATCTTTATACAAAACCAAAAGGTCGGGTATTCCCTGAATATAACTTGAGTCTAGTTTCATAACTATACAACCGACAAATATCTTTTTCAATTCCTTGATAAGACTTGCTTGGAAGTCACTTTCCGGTTTTGTTTTATTAGCCATAAGTAGTCCTCCTTTTCCCAAAAGTGAAAAGAGAAAGTAAACATGGGTCTCGTTTTAACTCTCTCTTCATAAAAGGGTATGTTTTTTTTGCGAATCTAAGAATATCAATTATCGCTTATAGGCAGCTATAGCTCCTGCAATAGCGAACATGCTTGAGGCTACAAGAGCAATCGGTTCGCCCTTGACACAACCAATTAAAAAACTAATGTAGCAAAGTATCCATTCCATTTCAAATCACCTCTTTTCTTGTGAAAATATAAACTTGGTCAAAAACCCACTTTTTTTCGCCTATTATATATATTTTATTATTTTTTTATCACAATTAATAAGAAAAAAAAGTGGGAAACTGGGCTTTCGACAGCAGTTAAACGTAGTTAGAAGCAGTTAGAAGCAGTTAGACGTAGTACGAGACCACTTTTCACTTTCAAAAGTGGGCAAAAAGCCCAGAAAAGTGGGCAGAAAAATTTTTACAGGTTCAAAAATATCAATAACCACAAGTAACTCCGACTCAAAAGTGGGCAAAAGCCCAGATTTC